GGAGCCGGAACATGTGCCGCAGCCGGAGAAAAGTAACACGCAAGAGCGGCCGCCTGGATTCTGGGACGCATGCCTCAGCGCGATCTTCGGAGGCTGAATGGATATAGCGACGCTTGAGCCTACAACGAGGCGCCCCATGACCGCCAACGACGAAATCGACGAGCTTCTTGCAGAATGGTGGTGGTGGTGCCGAGAATCTGCCCCGGTAAAAGGATACGCCGACTGCGCCGCAGGCTTCAGCGAATACCGGTCTGGTTGGAGGGATTCGGCGGACCTCGCAGACGCGGCAGAGGATCGAGCGCGCGATGCAATCTCGGAAGCGGTCGACGCATGTATAGCATCGATCGATCTACGGGCCCGAATCGCCATCAATACGGAAATGAGAAACCGGTTCAGTGGAGCGAAGGTATGGTCGTCAGTTCGGGTGCAAGGGAGTCTTGCTGATGAGTACGTAAGAGCGAAGGAATTGCTTCGACCGGCGCTTGAAGCACGTTTTTTGGTTGACCCCTTGTAAACTTTAAAAGGGCAGAATAGAATTGGTGTGGGGCGAAGCTTTGCCCAAAGAAAGCAGACAGGTGGTCCGAGTCCGGACGAGAGTAACCGGAATTACACAACCCCGCGAGCAGCGATGCCGCGGGGTTTTTGCATTGTGTCTCCTCTCGATGTAGTCAGCATCGAGCCTCGCAGCCCCGGTCTGGTCCACCGGGGCATTTTTTTTGGAGTTGTCGAGATGGCGAAGCTAACCACGGCTCAGCGCAGAGCGATGCCGGCTAAGGAATTTGCTGGCGGCAAGCCCAAAGGCGAGAAGACCGGTCGTTTTCCTTTGAACGACAAGGCTCATATCAAGGCGGCTGAGAGCTACGAGCGCTTCGCTACGCCGGCTGAGAAGCAGAAGATTGATGCAGCGGCAGCCAAAGCTTTCCCGAAGCGCGGAGAGCGCACTGAGACGAACAAGCGCACTCGGGCGAACGGGCCTGGCGGTGAAGTCCGTCATCCTCAAGACCATGACGAATTCATGCGTTTAGGCAACGACTGATATGCGCTACATCGGCATTGCGATCGCTGGAGCTATTGCTGGGGTGATCTATGCTGCTGTGGCGTGGTCGATTCATGTGATTTGTGCGTGCTGAGTTAAAAAGTGGCTGAGAACAGTTCCGGAACAGGCGAGCGACCGGGCCGATTCAAGAAAGGTCAGAGCGGTAATCCTGGTGGACGCCCGAAGAAAACGCAGGAAGAGCTTGACCTTGTGGCTGCATGCAAAGCGAAGACTCCAGAGGCATTGGCAACCATTGCGCAGATCATGGTGAGCGGCGAGAACGAGAGGAATCGGCTTGCGGCAGCTCAGGCGATCATTGAGCGCGGGTATGGGAAGGCCGTACAGCCGGTTGAGAGCAGCGGCCCGAATGGTGGACCGATCGAGACTGTTCAACGCATCGAGTTGATTCCGCTGAATGGGAACGGCGCAGATTCGGCTTCCTGAGAAGCTGATCCCGGTCTTTGCCGGTGAAGCTGATGTTCGCGGGGCATACGGCGGCCGCGGTTCTGGCAAGACGCGCAGCTTCGCCAAGATGGTAGCGGTGAAGGGATATATCTTCGGCATGTCGGGCGTGAGCGGGATCTTGCTGTGCGCACGACAGTTCATGAATTCGCTGTCTGATTCGTCGCTTGAAGAGTGCAAGCGCGCGATTGAGGACGAGCCGTTTTTATCCTCGTACTACGACATCGGCGACAACTACATCAAGTCGCGGGACGGGCGGATTTCGTTCGTATTCGCTGGGCTTGACCGAAACATTGCCAGCATCAAGTCGAAGGGACGGATTCTGGTGTGCTGGGTCGATGAGGCCGAGCCTGTCACGGATGAAGCGTGGACGACGCTGATCCCTACCCTTCGCGAAGAGGGTGAAGGATGGAACGCGGAGTTGTGGGTGACGTGGAACCCGAAGCGCAAGACCGCGCCTGTTGAGAAGCGTTTCAGGGCTGCAAATGACCCGCGTTACAAGGTCGTCGCGCTCAACTGGAGGGACAACCCGTGCTTCCCGGCGAAGCTTGAGCGTGATCGCAAGCGGGACATGGAAGAGCGCCCCGAGCAGTACGAGCACATTTGGGAAGGAGGATTCGTCACTGCGCTTGAGGGCGCGTATTTCGCTAAGCATTTGCGTCGAGCGCAAGAGGAAGGTCGGATTGGGTTCTTTCCCGCCGATCCGCTCATGTCGATTCGCCTCATATGCGACATCGGCGGGACGGGCGCTAGGGCTGACGCATTCGCCATTTGGGCAATGCAGTTCATCGGTCGGGAGATCCGCTGCGTGAACTACTACGAGGCCGTAGGTCAGCCTGTCGACGCGCACCTTGCATGGTGCCGTTCGCAGGGCTACGAGCCGTCCAGGGCCAGTTTCTGGCTACCTCATGACGGATCGACCCAGGATCGCGTCTACGACGTGTCATATGAGTCGACGCTTCGCAAAGCGGGCTACGCGGTCACTGTTGTGCCGAACCAAGGCAAGGGCGCCGCGATGGCTCGCATTGAGCGTGCGCGTGTGCTGTTCCCGCAGATTCGGTTCCACGAGGCAACCACAGAGGCGGGGCGCGCCGCGCTGGGCTGGTATCACGAGAAACGCGACGAGGAGCGTGGCATTGGCCTCGGGCCTGAGCACGATTGGTCGTCGCATGGCAGTGACGCATTCGGGCTTGGCTGTCTCACATGGGAAGAGCCGAAAGAGATGAAGCCGATCAATTACCCGAAGTTGGCTATTGCGTAGCAGCAAAAAATGACGAAAAACACGGCTCTATATGACGCGGAGCAACAATGAGCATCGCATTGGACACGAAAGTCACGGCGCTGGAAAAGCGCGTCGCTGAGCTTGAGCAAGAGCTTATGCAGAAGACGCGCATCGAGAGCATTAAGCATCTTGCGCAGTTGGTCGCGCGCGTCGAGGAATTGGAGCGGACATGCTCACGCAAGCCCGGTCCGAAGCCTAAGGAGCAGCCGTAATGCCGATGAGTGATTCGGAGCTGTTGGGGATAATTGGCCAATATGAACGCGCCGCGCTTGGCTCGTCCGTCTCTGTCGGTCCGTCGGTGGGCGGCAACATCAAGCCGGCCGGCCAGACGATGACGACGCTGGAGATTGATCGCTACAACGCTCTGAACGCCTATTTCGCTCGTCCGCTTGGCAATGAGGTAGAGGACCGATCGCAAATCGTTCTACCGGAGCTTCGGGATACGGTCGAGTGGATCATGCCGACGCTCATGAGAATGTTCGTGGGCTCTGGCAAGCCGGTCGTGTTCGATCCTGAGGCCCCTGGTGACGAGGATCAGGCCGAACAGGAAACGGAAGTCGTGAACTGGGTCTTCATGAAGAAGAACCCGGGCTTCTTCATCCTGCATGACTTCTTCAAAGACGCGCTGATTATGCGCAACGGCTACATTGATTCCTGGTGGGAGAAGCGCCGTTGCACGAGCGTCGAGACATACACGGGCCTCACTGAAATCGAGGTTGCGCAGCTGTTCCAGACGGACGATGAGATCGAGGTCCTGGAGCAGTCGGAGAAGCAGGACACGACCTTTGTCATGGGCCCGAACGGCCAGATGGCGCCGTCGACCTACTCGTGCTTCGATATCAAGCTCAGACGCATCACGCAGAAAAAGCAAGTGCGCGTTGAATGTGTCCCTCCTGAGGAAGTGCTTGTTTCGCCCCAGGCTCGCCGCGGTTTCGATAGTTCATGTCCGTTCGTCGAGCGCAAGCGCACGGTGCTGCGCTCCGACGTGATCGAGATGGGCTTTCCGAAGGATCTCGTCGACGGCATCGAGGTTGCCGAGCCGACGTATCTAGACCTGATTGCCTTGGCTCGAAACGAGGTCACGGACCAGCTCAGCGAAGAGAACCCGAGCGATCCAGCCAGCCAGCAAGTTGAGTTGCGCATCGTCTGGATCCGCGTCGACTGGGATCAGGACGGCATCGCTGAGCTGCGCCGCGTTGTGGTTGCCGGCGACAAGATCTTCGACAACGACGAGGTAGAAGAAATCTCCCTCACGTACTGCTCGCCGGTGCGCATGCCGCATAGACACGTGGGGATCAGTTACTTCGACCTGCTGTACGACCTTCAGGTCATCAAGACTACCCTCTTTCGTCAGGCGCTCGATAACCTGTACGTGTCGAACAACTCGCGTATGGCCGTGAATCAAGACGCGGTCAATATCCAGGATCTGTTGATCTCGCGCCCGGGTGGAATCGTGCGCGTCAAAGGACCTGTTAGCGACAACCTTGTCCCGATCGTGCAGCCGTCTAACCTGATGCAACAGATCTTGCCGGCGATGGAGTATTGCGACCTGCAACGCGAGATGCGTACAGGCATTGGCAAGGACACGATGGGCGTCGATGCGGATGCTTTGCAGGACGTGACGAAAGGCGGCCAGTTAGCTGCGATGTCGGCTGCCGCGGCGAAGGTCGAGCTTGTCGCCCGCCTGTTGGCTGAGGGGGTTCGGGAGACTTTCCAGAAGATCCACAATCTGCTTCGTCGTCACCAGGATCAGCCGTTGACAATGATGTTGACGAACGGCCAATGGTTGAACGCCAATCCCGCAGAATGGCGGGAGCGTACTGAGGTGACGCCGAACGTGGGGCTTGGATCTGGCAACCGGGAAGAGGCGCGTGCTAACGTAGTGCTGCTCGGTCAGGCACAAAAGGAATTGGCGCAGTTTGGTCTTGTCGGTCCCAAGCAGGCATTCGCGACGTTCAAGCGGGTAACTCATCTGCTGGGATTCGAGAACCCGACCGAGTTCGCGATGGATCCGGATTCTCAGGAATACCAGCAGGCAATGGCGCAGCGCGCGCATCAGCCTCAGGACCCGCGGATTGCTGCTGCACAGATGAAGGCACAGTCCGATCAGCAGATCGCCCAGATGCGACTCCAAGCCGAGCAGGTCAAGGCCAGCGCACAGGCTCAGCAGGCTCAGGCAGAGGTAGTGCATGCTGCTGAGCAATCGCGCAACGATCAGCAGATACAAATGGCGCAGATCAGCTCGCAGGAATGGCAGACGGTTGTGAAGATCATCGGTCAGATCGTTGCGAGCCAACTCAAACAAGATCCTGCGGCCGACGCCGGCCAAATGGTCAATCACGACGTGAGCGAGGTGCAGCGTGGCTCCTGAAGAGGAAATCATCCGCGGCGGTCAAGCGCGCGACGTGCTCGATTCGCGAATCTTCGTCGAGGCAAAGAAAGCGATCCTCGACGGAATCCATGCGCAGATGCGTGCGGTTCCGCTTGCTGACGACAAGATGCATACGCGGCTGATCCTGATGCTTCAGCTTTGGGACACGCTCGAAAAGTATCTGGAGAACGTCAAGCAGACCGGCGAGATTGCAGAGTTCCAGATCAGGCAGGAAGAGGAGCGCAAGCGGCGCTTCAAGATGTTCGGGTAACAAATTCCACATCGATGACAAGCCACCTTCGGGTGGCTTTTTCTTTTTGAGGCAAGCAAATGAGCGACGTGCAAGCAGCCACCCAACCGGGCGCAGCAACCTTCAGCAATCCCGACGAATCGAGCT